TCTAATACCCCTGCTTTACCTGTACTTCCTACAGGACTTACAATCAATTCAGTAGCTACTAAACCTTGTTCTATTTGTGGTCTTGATAAAACTATGTCCCCCACTTTTGAACCCATGACCCCACTACCAAATCTAAAGGATGAACCTGCTGTTTTATTCCATAGTATAGAATACCTCTTTCCTGCTTGTACATTTGTAGTAGACGTGATTTCAACACCATCTTCGTAATAAGCTATAGCAGTAGCACCTGCAGACCTATTAATAACATCCGCTACGGCTAAAGATGTATACACTTCATCCACGTAAACAGACTGTATATAAATTCCTGTTCCGCTAATAGTTGAAGTATATACCATTGCCCTTGAGTTAATATCTGTAGTAAATCTTATTTGACCTTCTACACCTGTTGTATTAAAGGTACCGTTGACTAATAAATAACGTGTATAGTCAGTAGGCGCTGTATCTAAACTTGCTCCTTCCCAATTAGTATTTTTAGCAAAATTCTCTCTATACTTTTCAATCAACCCACTACTATTAACTCTAGTAGCAGCTATATCTGCTCCTCTTTCAAATGTAAATTCTATGGGAAGAAAATTCTTTTCCGAAAGACTAGACTTATATGCCAAAAGGTTACCGTCTTTTGCGGCCCAATTGTCTCCACCAAGTTGTAATGATGCTCTATTATTCATATACTGTATAATTTAATGCAGATGCTATTGCTGCAAATGATGAATATGTGGTTGCTCCTGTAAGGATTTCACAGTCGGTGTCGGAGAGAGCTTCTGGGAATACTGCAACAGCTTTTTGCAAGTGTCTATAACCTTCACCTTGAGATCTAAACTCATCAAAAACTTCAGTAGTACTACTTGTAACTTGTTCAGTTTTCTTTGCCCCGTCAATAAAGATAGAACCTACTCCATTTTCCCAGCGGACTATTAGTTTATGAACTCCAGTAGGTAAGTTTATAGTATCACTAGTAGTAATATTTCCAGTACCAATAACTGAAATTATAGGACTTGGAATATAATTGCCTTTCCAACCAAAGCTTGAAGCAGGACTATCAAACCTAAAAAAGTAATCAGATCCCTCTCTTCCTTGGGGTAAATCTATTTCACAATAGAAAGTACATTCATCAGTACTACCTATGTTTGACAAAGATGTATTAGAATAATAATCATCCCCCCTAGTAGCAGCAGTACCATTAGTAGGAATGTAGGAGGTAGAGTAAGAGCCTTCTTCCATTTGTGAGCCATAAACGTAAACGCCTTTTGTAACATCTCCAACAGTTGAATTTGTTGAACCATCGCTTGTAAGTAATTCAACAAAGTTTCCCCCCGCTAAAGTTGATTCACCCGTAACAATACAACGATACCAACCATTACCAAAATTTTCAATGTTTGCAGTTCCTAAAACCGCATTAGCTGTTCCGTTGGTCAAATCAAACCAAGCACGACCACCCCATTCGTTTGAATTTTGAGTGTCAATGAATAAATCCCTACCATTGGTTTTAGCGAAGATGCTAAAGGTATATGTACTTGAGCCATCAAACGATAAAGATGTCGTTAATTTATGTTGACCTGTTGTAGCCGCCTCTAAAAAAGATGTAGCGTTTGCTAGTCCTTCGGGGCTTGTTGTAGCGTTTGGCTCATCCGTTGAGTTATCATTTGAATAAACCCCAAAGTATTCACTATGTGGTATTAAATTCTCCCTACTCGGTTCCAACAACAATGATGGGCAAGTGTTAGGTGTAGCAGAAGCACTATTGTGATAGTCAAATCTTGGTTCATCCTCTAATATTCCTGCTCTAATTTGGGTAGCTCCTGTATTAATATAATTTGTAGGTACTAACCCAGCCTCTAATTGAAGATTTTGAATACTAACAGAACCGGTTGCATTTGATGAATTTGTGCCTATTTCAGTTGTAATAAGTTGGACTTGTGATATACCGCTTAGTTGAGCAGAATCAAGGGTAAGACTTATTCTTTTATAACCATTACCTGCATCCGAACTTGATGCCGCAATAAAAGCGGATGTATCACCAACTGCAAGGCGTATTTCTCCTGTAGCAAGATTAAAAGCTTGTTGGATTTTTTTAGAACTACCTCCTACTACTCTAAACCTAAGATCACAATCTCCTGATGATCTTGAAGCAAATAAACTTACAGTAAATGCCCCACTATTTAATGATGGGCTTAGAGTTTGGTAAATTCTATCTCCTCCATTAGGTGCTTCGTATAAAGTAGCACTATTAGTACCATCAAAACCAGGTTGGTTTGGTGTTACAGTGGTCTCACCTGAACGTGTATAATTACCAGTTGAAAAATCGTTTGAATCTAGAATTATATTAGTTCTACCTTTTTCAATTAACCCACTAGAGTTTACACGAGTAGCTGTAATATCAGATCCTCTTTCAAAATCAAAATCTGCTAATGGTGTGATTACTTCTTTAACTGATACATTGTCTATTGAACCAACAAAAGATGAATTAGCAGTAAAAGTTATTCTTGGGGTTGAATCTGTGCTTGTTGTTTCAATAGTATAAATTCCATCACTATTAATATTCGAAAACTCATTACCTCCTGTTCCTTCTATGGTAGCTATTAAATTTCCTGCGGAGTAATTTTTTACTTCAAAAGAAAATTTTACAAGTGTGTTTTGAATAGAAATACCAACAGAGGTTTTTAATTGAGAAGAGCTTGTTTGGGTACCATCACAATTTGCAGTACCTCCACTAATTGTCCAACCTGTTCCTTTAGTCCAATCACTATCAGTAGCAAAATCACCATTAACAATTAACTCACTACCTAATTCTTCAACGGGTTTAATATTATAAGCTTTACCTGTACTAGTTCCACTACCACTAACTATACTAGCGGAGGCAGCAGCGAAATCAGATATGAAAACTAAGGATGCAGATTCAAAAAAGCTCATATATTATGGATTATTTAATAAATATTCAACTTCAGTAGTCCCACATGCGGTATTTTCAACTGTTCCACCATCAGCCTCTACTCGTGCCACAAATGCATTTACTAATAATTGTGCTGGTGGGAGTACAGAAACAAATCCAGGACTTGTACCTCGTAATCTTAAAGTAGTAGCAGTAATAGTATTAGTAGGAACAAATGTTAAAACTCCTCCACCAGGGGATACTACTACACCTGCTTTAAAATCATCACTTACTATAGTTGCAATTCCACTATCACCTGAAAGAGTACCTTGTAGGTTTTTGGGAGAATTAGAATCGTAAGCTCCATTTGAATTTTTTACAGTCTCTAAAGTAAAATAAGAAGAACCAGATAATGGGTTTGAAATTGTATAAGTAGTAGAATCCCCAGCCCCAATTCCTGAGGGTTGGGATTCATTTGATTGAGTTACTGATACGTTAAAGTTGGCCATTATCTATCTTTTAACAATTCTTCTATATCTTTAATATAATCTAAAATTAAATCAGTAGGATAAAATACTTTATATGATGAAGAATTTTCCTGATAATGGGCGATTGTTTCATCTTTAGCTTTATCTAATAAAGGATAAAGACGGTTGATATGTTTTTCGATATCAGAAAAAGCCGCAATACGTTTTTCTTGGTATGCTGCTCTGCTTTCGTCTCTTTCCTTTAGATTTAATTTATACTTGTACATTATTTAAATAATTGTATAGTTTCAGTACCTTTAGCTTGTTTACGTAATTTTTCTTTATCTACTGGTTTATATCCTAGTTTATAGTAATAATTTGAGGCTGTACCTTTTGCTTTTTTATTCTTATTAAATGCAAATGGTGTAGCGTATTGGGCACCTGTACCAGGGGTAAAACTAGCTGTACCTCCTGTAGTCATCATTTCAGTCATGCCTTTAATACGCTCGTATTCCTCAGCTTTATTTTTACGTAAATAAGTTCTTAACGCATTTCTACGTTTACGAATATCCTCGTAATAGTCTTTAAAGAAAGGTTCATCTGTTACTTGAGCTACTTGTTTAGCAGTCTCTAGCATTTCAGTAATTTCTTTAAATAGTTTGAGATAGTCAGCATCATAATCTACGTCCCAAGTAATTTGACCAGTTTCCTGGTCAATATTGGTTATTGTAGTTACAATACCATCTGATTTTTCTTTATCTCCTATTTTACGCATGTTCTACTCTCAACTCTTCTACTAATTCAATATATTGGAGGATATTTACAATATTTTCAGAAGTAACGTTTGAGGTCTTATCTAATTCTTGGATCAAAGAAACTACTTCATTGATTTTAATTTGGACAGCCTTATCCTTTACTTCATTATTTAACTCATTTAATTGAGCCTTAATTTTTTCTACTTCAGTATTATAAAATTCCCTTAATACTGGAGTTGAATCAACTGAGTTAATGTATTGTCTTAATACCTCTTTTTGTGAATCGTGTAGATTAGTATACTTACCGTTGAATTTTTCCATTAAAATTTTATAGGTAAGCATTCGAGTATCTTTATCATATGATTGGAAATCTCTTAATACTTCGGCTTCTACTCTTTCTTCTTTAATATTAGAAGAAGATAAATGTTCTAATAGAGTAACCTTATTATTTACAATTTGGTTAGTGTCTACTAAAGCTTCAGTATTTTCGATTTCAGTAAGAGTATAGAACGCAGCATACGTTTTGTAGTGAGGTAATTTAGTTCTAAAGAAAGATTCTAAATTATAATGCTTTTTAATCTCGTTGATAAGATTATATTTTTCTCTTCGTAGAATACTGCGACTTAATTTTTTAGAATTTTGTAATAGAGTTTGTAAGATCATAGTAGCCTTACCCTCTGTTAAAGAAGTGTTTTTATTTAAAACTTCGTACAGTCTATATTCTTTAGACAGTTCAGATTTTACAAAATATTTTTGTATGATAGATAACGCAGGGGAATCACCTCCGTTCAAGGTATCAGCAGTTACTTGTCGTACAAGTAATTCAAAGAGAATACCAGTATTTTTATACTTTGAATGTTTAATATTCATTCCTCCTAGGATTTATTATAAATATATAAGGATCTATTACTCTTTAATCTTTGTCTCATCTAAGAGCGATTCTTTTCGCTTATCTTCATTGAATACTACTTCTTTTTCCATAGATTCCAATAAATTGCGATTTTTAGAGTAAGCAATTTTAGCACTTTCTTTTAAACCAGGTTGATCGTCTATTTTCATATCCTTTCTACCTAATCTATCTCGGCCAAATGCATTATCCTGTGTGTTAATATTTGATGCTTTTTCTTGTGGTCTTCCTAGAGGAGTTTTTTCATTATAACCATCAGGTACATTACCTGGATCTGATTCCATTCTACCTTTTCCGTATAAAGAAGCTAAATCATGTGGTGTACCATATGAGCGTCCTGTTGAAATGGGATCATTACCTTCTGTTTCAATTTGTTGTAAACGGAATCTACGTTTTTGGTCTTGTACAATAAGATCTCTATATTCTTCATATTCGTCCTCGCTAAAGTGGAATACATTTTCGTAAATCCAATCTGTAGGGAACATTTTATTTTCTAACATTGTAGATGCTAAATCTACTTTTTCTTTCATTAATGCAATCTTTTCTTGATCGTAAATGATAGAAGGAGTAGTTAAATCTAATTCAAAATTAGTCATTTGTTCATCTCTATACCCTTGAGAATATAGGTGTACTAGAGCAATTTTATATAATTCTGAGAGGATAATACGTTGGATGCGATCAATAGTTCTACCGAAACGGATATCTTCAGCAGCCAATGTAGCTTTACCTTGCAAGTTTTCATCGTATCCTAAGAATGCTTTAGGTACTTTAAGAGCAGCAAATAATTTATTTCTTAAATATTCTACATCTTGAATACCATCGTAATCTAAACCTTTAGTAGTATCAATTTTAGTTGCTTGATCGTTACCTCTTACTGGGATATAGAAATCCTCTAGTAAGTTCTGCATATTATATTTTAGGTTGTATTCACCTGTGTTTTCATCTATAAGCGGGGTACGCTTCATAGTTGAGATAGTCTTTTGCATAAAGTTTTCTACCTCATTTGGTGGAATAGAACCTACATTAATATAGAAAATACGTTTTTCTGGGGCGCGAGCAATTCTATGGATTAGCATAGCATCCTCCATCATCATATATTGTTTGAATAATTTACGGCCGGGCTCCAAATAAGAACGACCATAAGGAAGATAGTTCATATCAGATAATAATCTAAAATGAGCTATCTCATAATTATCAAATTCAATAACATTTTGATTTTGTTGGTTAGGGGTATGATAATAGCCTGAAGAGTTACCTCCAAAAAACCCATCGGGGTTGTAATTAAATACTACTCTGGTAGGATTTTCTGGGTCAAAGTTTTCTTGTCTTTGGATATGATAAGCTGCGTAAGGTATAACATTAAATACCCCAAATTTTTCTGAAATTTCTAATTTTAAGAAGAAATCACCATACTTACACATTTGGCGAGTCCAACTCCAAAGGTTAAATTCGATATTTAAAACATCATAAAATAAATTATATAGAATTTTTTGAACTTCTTCATCGGAGCTTTTTATTTGAAGAACTTCTCCCATATCATTCTTTAAAGTAGATTCATCAGCAATAATATCAAGAGCAGAAGCTACAATAGCATCTTGATCCATAATATCATAATCACTATAAAGTTGAGTTCTTAGGTACTGGTAGTTCATATTGAACTGAGCACCGTATAAAGAGGTAGAGCCTGGGTTTTGATAGACACCTTGTAGTCTACCCATTAGTGAATTTGTAGCAAATTCTCCTGAGGTTTGAATAGCGTCAGTGTCAATTGTTTTTACTTGGTTACCCCCTACATTACGGATAACTACATCTGTAGAGAATAATCTTTGTAATCTTGAAAATAAGCCCGTATCAGCCATAATATAATTTATTATTATAAATATTGATTAGAGTAGCCAGCTAATATCTTCTTTATTCCCTTTTATGTCTTGTAAATAGGGATTATCTACTTGATTTGCACCATAAGCTCCTACAAATCCAGTTCGATTAGAAGACATATTATTTAAAGCTGCTTTACTCGCATCTAAATGTTGTTGTCTAAACTTAAACGACGTATCACGCATGAACATACCAATTCCAAATGACATAACCAAGTCATCGTTATATCCTGTTTGTGCTTCTGCACGTCCATTTTTCCAAATAAATACTTTCATTTCCTCTATCAATCTACTTGATTGAATTATTACACTTTGATCTGAAATGTATTCTTGGAATTTACCTATAATCATAGGTCTAACTTTAGAGGTCATACTAAAACCAGGAACCATTTTACTAGTATCCATATACTTGTCAAAGTATGAATCTGATCTTGTAAAATCGCTTTTAGCAGAATAGTATAAATTAGTATATCCTCTATCTATTACAGTTTGAATTGTTGCCCATCCAATTGAAGCATTCTCTATTACAAGCATTGCCTCATTGTATTCAGTAGCAATACCTACTAGTAAATGACCAAATTCTTTAGTACCAATTTGGCCTTTGTATTCAGCCACTTGAGTATTGGTTTCAATATCCAAAATATGGAATGCAGAATAATCTTTCCCATCTCCACGAGCAACATCAGCAACCACAAGGTAGGTTCTTGAATAATCGGCTGGTTCCCAAATCCATAAATTCTGGTCAGCACCTCGTTTTTCAAGGGGGTCTTTAATATATGTTTTCTCATAAAATTCTATATATTCAGGATAAAATACAATATCTCCTGAGGTTGAGAAATCACAATCACATTCTTGTGCTGCCATTCTAGGATCACCTAGTAATTCATCTTGTCTATCTCTCCAAGCTTGATCTCGTTCAGGGTGAACAAACCAGGGTAATTTAATAGGTAAAAAATCATTTTCACTATTTTCTGCTCTAACCCAGGTTTGATGGAACCAATTACCTGTACCATAAGGAGTACTTAATGCAATACAACCACCACCTGTAGCAAGTGTTTGTTGAGCTGAAGCCCATATTTCACCAATATTATCAATAAAGGCAGCCTCATCAATTAATAGTAAAGAAACGGCTTCTGATCTACCTGCATCTGAAGATGCTGATGTTGCTTTAATTTGAGATCCGTTATTTAATCTAAGTGTTAATTTGTTATTTTCGTCTGCATCTATTTTAAGCCAAGAAGGTAAATTTTCATACATAAATTTAACCTTGGTGACCATATTTTTAGCTGTTTCTTGCTTAGTTGCAATACAGAGAATATTTTTATCTTTATGGAATAACATTAACCATAAAGAATAACCGGCACCCAAAGTAGAAATACCTAGCTGACGTGATTTTAAAACTATACTATAGGGGTTATCTTGAAATAGTTTTAATACCTTTTCTTGGAATGGATATAAATGAAAAGGAATTCGACCACGTTGTGGGTGTTGAATAAAACAGTATTTTTTCATAAAGTGTACTGGATCTTTAGCACACTTGATATATTCTTGTTGAATTATTTTTCTTAAATCTTGACCCATTTATCTTAACTTCCAATACATACGGACTGTATAAACAGGTTGAAAGTCTGGGTTTAAACCTATCCCAAAACCGTATGCGTCTCTTTTTTTATTAACATATAGTAATTCACCGTTAATATTTTGTACTGCTTGATTAGTTGCCCCTACCGAAACACCCCCAAAAAATTCTTTTTTGTAGATGTAAACAGTTTTATTAACTGTAGTTGTTGGGATGAATATGTTGGATTGAACATTTCTAGATATAATTAGATTCTTAGTTATTGTGTCTTTTACGACAATAGAACCTATAGTATCTAATTCGATTGTATCGGTATAAAAATACTTTGTATAATAATCTTTTAATATAGAACTAGTATCGATATTTGCAGGAATAGTATCATGTACTACTTCTGTTTTTACTCTCCACTTAGGAACATACTTTGTTTTTTCGACCTTAACAGTATCCCATTTAGTTACTATTTCTGTAATAGTTACGGGGTCTACAGGATCGGGAGAAGAACAACTCCTCTGGTAAAAGAGGAGTCCTAACAATACTACAACAAGTAATGATTGAATATTTTTAAATAAGGCCTTCAAGTTCTTTCTTAATTTTAGTTAACTCTTTTAAACGAGCCAACAATCTTTCTTTTTCTTCACCTTCAGATTTTTTCCATTTATTAACTACAGATTTCATTTCTTTAGTTGTATCTTGCAGTTTACGAGAGATTACAGAAATTGAATCTTTTTTAGCTATATCTTTAGAAGTAGGTTCAGCGGTATCATCATCTACATCTTCTGAAAGTTCTTTAGATAAAGCAACAGTTTTTTCAAGTTCTTTATTTAGTTCTTTTTGGGCGTCTACTTCCTCAGGAGTAGCTTCTGAGAGAACATCTACAATAGTTTCTTTAATGTATTCTGCTAATTCTGAACGTTTCATTATAATATTATTTTATTATAAATATGTTAAAAATTAATATAATTCACAATTTGATGGATTCGCTCTTCTGTACTACCTGATATTTCATGGTAATTTTTGATAAAGTGTTTATTATTAGAGATAATATGCTCAATTGTATAATCAATTGTTTTCCTATATTCAGCATCTGTTTCCCTAATACCATTATCTTCAATTTCTATACCACTAGGAGAAATATAAAAAATGTAATCGTATTCTCTAATGAATTCTTTGGCATATGTTTTAAATGCTTCTTTATCAAGATAATTCATAGATTTAGAAGCATGAGCAAACGCCATTACATCAATTACAGTTCTATCTGTAATGATGTTTTCGCACATAAGTTCACTTGTACGTTCAGCTAAAAATACTGTTTGTCCTTTTAATGTCGAATCAGTATTCAATGGAATACCTTGTGCCATTAGTTCCTTAGAACGTTCTGTTCTAAACGTATAATCTTTAAAATAATCTAGCTCTTTAAGAGCGTTGACGAGTGTGGTTTTACCCACACTCATCGTTCCGCATAATCCTATCTTCATATTAGTTTCTGTAATCTGAAAGGAGATGTTTCATTGATTGGTTTTTGTACCATGGAAGACCTTCACGTTGTTGACACATTTCATTGTGAGTTTCTTCATAGTATTTCATACCATAAAGATAATACTCAGTGTAAAATTCACTATCCGAGGAACGTGGTTTGATTGCAGGACCATCCCAATTGTGCAATTTCCAATGTTCATCTCCTTTAAATCGGATTAGATGGATAGTTGCACCTTTTGAATTGATTGTCTTGTACTCGTACAGTTTTTCTACTTTTGCCATAACTTATTTTAATTTATTAAATATACGAAACTATTATTAAAAATCCTAATAATTTTCAAAAAATTCAGGATATTCTTCTTCAACTACTTCTCCCAACATCCATTCAGCAACATATGTACCTTGTGCTCCTGATACTGTGATACCACGCGCTGATAGCGCATCTCCTACAAAGTGCACGTTTCCGTATTCTGCAAGAGATAAATTGTTGTAATCCACGAGTGGTTCAGGGGAAAGATACTTTACTTCAGGAATATAAATACCCCAATCATCTTTAAGTGTTGGGAATACTTTTTTCATATCCTCAATAAAGTCTAGGATATACCAAAAATATGGTTGCATTACTTTAGTAGTTTCATGTAGTGAATCTATCTTGTAAGCAGATACCCCATCACCTTCAGATGTTTTAGATGGTTCTCTTGTAGGACTATAATATAATCCTGTACCATCTTTTTGTAGTTTTTGAACTACATCACGCGACCATTCAAATGGTTCTTCAATACCATTAATTTCCATCAAGATACCAAAATTGGTCATATCGTTTCTGTAGGCTTCGTCTTTTTTAGCGTGTCCGTTGTACGAATGATCTCCATACGTTTGTTCAACGGCAACATAAGCTGCATTGTTGTTTGTACAGAATGAACGTAGCGAGACTCCTTTCTCTTCGAATTTGCGATATAATTTAAAATCATAACTAATATCAATTAGTTTTTGGAAGTGTTTTTGTGGTGCTTCAAATCGTACACCAATTTGTACTGGTTTTGGTTCAGTGGGGAATGTATATTGATCTGCTAATGATTTACCAAAGTCGATACCTGATTTACCAACGGCAAACATTAGGCGGTCATATTCGAATGTATGGTCTAAATCTGATTGCAACACATTTACAGTACCTGTACAATTTTCGAAATCGATTGCTGTTACCTTAGCTTCCCATTCGAATTTAACACCTTTATCAACTAAGAAATCATACCAATTTTTTCCAATCTCATGTAGATAATCTGTACCAACGTGCCATACAGGGAATAAACGCAAACCAAAATATGGTTTAATAAAATCAGGTTCTGCTTGAGGATCTGA